ATGGTTCAGGGGTGTCTTAACCAGCCCCTAGAATATCCATTAGTAACAATATCTAGGTTGGAGATGAGATTAGTGACCGGACTGTATCTTCTTCTCGTTGTCGCGGGCATTAGTGTGACGGTCGCCAGCTTGCGCTCTGCGTGGCGAATTGGACACGCTACGGGCGATCTGCAAGCTGGCAGCGCGGCGATTCGGAAGCTGCTCCCACAGAATCAATCGACCGAACGGAGTTTTGAAACGGCGCTCAACGATTTCGACCTAAAGGCAGAGAATTACATAGGATACTCAGTTCACAATGCGATCACGCGCGTTTCCGAAGGTGCCAATGAGCTAGTGCGCCGCGCCACTAGCCGAGGTACGCCATCGCAGCTCGAATTAGTGCAAGTTCAGTACGCCAACATTTTGACCCAAGCTGCGGAGTGTATCGACCCAGATAACCTAAAAGACGCCATAGACAACCCCGAGTATTGGGATAATCCCAAAAAACGGGTTGCCGAGATTGAATCTGTGCTTGACTCGATATCCGAGCAGATTACGGAAAATATCAAGCAACTCAACGGACAAACCGACCTTAGTTTCCAGACTGCCTTGGCCGCGCTGCAACTCTACGGAGATCAACCACATGCCTCAAGAAAAATGGGAGGCGCACAATGAAAAAGAATAACTACATAAAGCCGCTATTTGGCGTACTTGCGGGGCTGTCAATGATTATTGCTGGCAGCAACGGTCTGTCGCGAGTCCATGAAGCCACCCAAGTTGCTGCGGCAGCACGAGACCTAGCGCGCGGCCCACGCAATGCAAGCTTCGAGGTACTAGACAGCGCCCAGGTGTCACGCCAAGAGCTGGTACATGAGATTGCCGAAATCGCATACAGCATCGAAGATGAGACCATAAGGGCGCAACTGCTCAATGAACTCAACCAGATAACCTTCGAAGTAGATGCCGCCGTCGACGCATGCAAGGAAGGAACCGGCGCTAATCTCAGCATTGGGGTAACCCGAGCCAGCGCAGAACAACTGCAAGCGCACACCGCCTACGCAATATGCGCGACAGCGCGCGTAAACGAAGCACTACCATTATTGAACCAAACGCTCCAAGAAAACCAGCAGCTACAACAGCAGCTTGCATTGGAAGCCGAGGTTGGATGGGTTGACCGCGACTTTTTCCGCACCATTCCGCTCGGGGTTACCGAAAGGCAGTTACGTGAGTTTATCGGAACCGCCCCCGATGACGAACACGTCGATGACCCAGAGTTTGATCTCTGGCTGCACTGGTCTGGCGTAGGCCGTTCCCAGATTAACGTCTTTATCGAGGACGACGCCGTCAGCGGAACCAACTATTGGGCCGATGAGGCTCCAGGCACCGTCTCGCTTGCCCAATTTACTGACGTTCAGAATCGATTCGAAGACGGCATCGGCCCAGACCGTCTTTGGCGGTGGGTCAACCCAATCACCATCGAGGATGTTCATGAGCTAATCCGTTTTGATGCCTTACGGGAACGGCGGATATTCGACATGGGAGATGAGGTGCTTCTTCTGGACTACCCTGGATGGGGTAACCGAATAGTGACACTTGGCTTCATAAATGGCGAACTAGTTTCCGTAGATGCCGAGGTGGTTGACCCGGATGACCAGATGCTCGTCCGCTCACGCTAAATGCCTAAGCTACTCCGAGCTATCGACGCCCCGCACTTGGTGGTTTGTCCCAAGCACAGCTTAGTGTGGCAGTATCTTCAGAAAGGCAGTACCGTGAAGTACTCATATCTCAAATCTATTTTAGTCTTCGGCCTTATCGCATTGTTACTTGGTTGCGCAAGTGCTCAAGCGGAAACGCCAGAAATTGCTGCGGTTCTTGACGATGACGCAGCTTTTTAGGCTGAAGCTGCTGAGTACGCTCAGTGGATTGAATACCTCCCCAACCAGCTTTGTGATGATGCTGGATTCAAATACGTCGGCTACTACGATTCGGACGGCATTCCCCGATTTGAATGTGTCAGCGGTGGCGGTGTAATCCAAGCTGTTTTCCTTGCGTCTGAAGAAACCCAAATCGTGGCCGAAGGACTAGAAGCCGAGTGCCAAGCCGTTACCGCAAATCCAAATATCGTGATGGGAGATGGTTGGTTTATTCAATGGGGGTATGCAACAGCAAATGATTTCGCAGTAAGCCAACTACCCTCTGAAACCCATCTATTTTATTGTCAGGAATAATTAAGCGCTAAGGCAAGCACCCGGCATCTAGCCCGCAACAATCTCAGTGCCGTCTTTGAATGTGAAGATCATGTCGTAACCCGCACCAACGGTCATGTGGTCTACGAGGGTCACCCAGAGGCGGTTGTCCCATTCGGTGATTAGGTCTGGCTGGCGGCTAAGTTCCCGGATAAAATTGTCGAGTTTGTCGCGGCGGGTGTTGCGGCTGGTGATGGTTTCGGTGATTTCGGCGATGCGGGCTTTGGCGGCATCGAAGCGGCCAATCAGGGCATCCAGTTGTTTTTGCTGTTCCGCGTTTTGCACGATGTTGGCTGAGGCTGGTAGGCTTTTTTGGATTAGCTCGGCTACCACGGCCAGTTCGGATTGCAGGTCAGCCCGCTCCGCCTCCAACTTCAGGCCATCAAACAACTCGGATTTAATTTCACGTAGGTTGGCGAAAATCTCTTTACGGTTGCCTAGGAGTTTGTTTAGTGCGGCGAGGTATTCGCGTTTAATGGTTTCCTCGGTCAAATGGGGTGTGCCGCATTTCTTATCGCCCTCCCATTTGTGATTGCACTGGTACACAGTGCGTCGATACTTGCTGTTACTGTGCCAGACTTTGGCCCCATACCAAGACCCACATTCCCCACACTTAATCCGCGAGGAGAATAGCCCGGTACCTGAGTGGCGGTTTTTGCCCCGGCCCCGGTTGGCGATTTCTTGTTGCACCATGTCGAAAACCACCGGGTCAATAATGGCCTCGTGCGCGCCCTCAACATAATACTGGGGTATCTCGCCCCGGTTAACCACCTGCTTCTTAGTCAAGAAATCAGCCGTATAGGACTTTTGCAGCAGTGCATCACCCTTGTACTTTTCGTTGGTCAGGATGCCGCGCACGGTACGCTCATGCCACTGCTCCTTGCCGCCGGGACTAAGTATCTCATCGGCGGTGAGGGCTTTGGCAATTTGGTGGGGTGTGCTGCCCTCAAGGAACATAGCGTAAATGCGGCGCACAATCACCGCCTCAGCCTCATTCAATTTTAGGGTACCGTTTTCGCCTTTGTCGTAACCCAGAAAATGCGAATAGGCTAAGGATACTTTGCCGTCGGAGAAGCGTTTACGATGCCCCCACGTCACATTCTCCGAAATACTCCGGGATTCCTCTTGGGCCAGGCTCGACATAATCGTAATCAGCAATTCACCCTTGGAATCAAACGTCCATATGTTTTCTTTCTCGAAAAACACTTCAGTACCGTGTTCCTTGAGCTTACGAATCGTACTAAGGCTGTCGACGGTGTTGCGGGCGAACCGGCTAACCGACTTGGTAACGATGAGGTCGATTTCCCCATTGATGGCGGCAGCCACCATCTTCTTAAACCCCTCCCGCTTCGCCGTTGAGGTAGCCGAAATGCCCTCATCAGTGTAAACCTGGGCGAAATCCCAATCCGCCCGCTCGGTAATAAATTTGGTGTAGTAATCCACTTGGGCTTCATAGGATGTTAGTTGTTCGGCGTGGTCGGTGCTGACGCGGGCGTAGGCTGCGACTTTGCGGCGCCGCTGCTCACTAATCGGCGCACTGGTGAATCGGCTGATTGTGGGTGGGATAACCGTAATATTCTTCTTAGGCGGCATGTGGCACTTCCTTTCTAAGTAAGCCAAGGTGAGGCTGGAATTTGGTAAGCAGATAATCATCAATATCCGCAAAATCAGAAGGCGTAATAATCCCATCGGCTAGCATTAACCGGATAAGCGCGATGGTGATTTGGTAACCACTTTCGCGTTTGAATTGGCGCCGTCCCATTTGCGATTTCCGGCGTTGCTTAACCTGTGGTTTATGGCTTACAATTCTCGCCATTTCCGCCTCCTAACTTCGATACCTATTAGTCACTCTGGTATCAAAATTAGTCAACGCGCTAGAGCAACTAAGCTCCCCAAAAGCGGCTTTAATTTGCTAAGCAAAAACAGTTCAGCCGCCACCAGTTCAGCATCGGTAACTAACCCCACTGCCACCATCTGGCGTAGCAGCGCCATCGTGCATTGATACTGCGCCTCGCGCTCAAAATGCTCGCCCGTCATCATGCTGCCTTAAACCGGGCATTGATGTAACAAGCGTGATTGCAGTACTTGCGGTGGGCATCACCGTAAGCCTCAAACTCTATACCGCAACCCAGGCAGGTGAACTGGTAGGTGGCTTGCTCGGTACGTGGCGGGTTGGCTTTCCACCACACCACCCGGCACTCCGTGGAACAGAACCGGCGTCGCTTACGCTTCGGAACCTGCACAATTGCAACACCGCAATTCCGGCAGTAGCTACCGACGCTACTGGGTTCAACTATTTGGTTGCCACCCAGGCCGTTACGCTGGCAAAATGACTTTACTGTGTTTAGCGGCACCCCGAGGGTTTTGCTGATTTGCGTATAACTTTGACCCTCGTGGCGCAAGTCTCTTATCCGTTGTTTTTGTAAGTCATCCATTCTGTTGGTCTCCCATCGTTTCGGAGGGCGTAAATAGGAATAGCGCCCCCATGCCACGTACAGACGGCAAAGGGGCGCTTGGGTACCAAAAACTAGAAAATTGGTTACGAACTGGTGATGATGGCGCCGGTGAAGCCCGCCGCTTTGACCTCTTTTAGGATGGCTTCGGCGTTGGCTTTGACGGTGAATGCGCCGACTTGGACTCGGTAGATGGTGTTCGACTTCGCTGGCGCCTGAGCAGTTGGCGGGGTGGCCGGTGCCGGGTTGGTGAGCAGTTTTTTGACGTCGGCTCGGAACGTGGCCATCGATTTGCCGTGCTTGGTGAACCAGTAAACCGGGTCGCTGTGGTTGGATGCCAGGCCGCGCTGGTGGCCCTCGACGTGCCCGATGATCACACCATTAGCAGTTGGGTCAAGCCCGTACTCTTTGCAGAGCTGGGCGCACAGTTCCGTCGCCTCCCGATAAATCGCAGCAAAGTAGCTGGCATCGGTCAGGGCATCCTCACAGATTTCGAATCCGATATGCGAATCATTAGCGGAGCCTTTGGAACCGGAGCCGCAATGCCATGCCCGGAAATTCCACGGCAACGTCTGATAAGTCGCCACCGACCCATCAGCCAGTTTGCCAATGAAAGCGTGAACGCACACCTGCCGCCCATCCGGAGTGGCTTGATTCCAATGATTACCGTTGGCGTTTTTACCCAGCAGCCCATCATCTGGCCCCACATACCGTTTCAGGTTCGGGTTATTCGCAGCCGTGCTATGCACCATTATCCCTTTCGGCTTGATGGTGCGGCCAGCCTTGTAGCAGTTGTTATTCGTGAGCAGTAGTTTGTGCAGGTTCATTGGTGGTTCCTCCATCGTTGTTGTTGCGGATTTGCTCAAGCACTTCACGGAGCTTGGCGGGTACGGGCAGCCCGAGGCGGACTGAGTTTTCGATAACGGACAGGCACTCGTTGGCGATGTAGAAGAAAACAATCGCCGTCCGGAGCGTGGCCCCGGAGTGCAGTACGAACTGGTCAATCAAATGGGCAATACCAATAAGCGCGAAGATGGTGACTTTCTTGGCGATGCCGCGCGCGCCCACTTCGCTGGAGAGTTTGCGTTCGACGATGGCGACCAGCACCCCGGTCAAATAATCGAGTACCACAAACGTGATGAGCGCATAGACCAGGCCGTCAATGCCACCAAACAGCCAACCTGCGAAGCCACCAACCACAGCGGTTATGGCTTCTAGGTTGGGCCAAACATATTTCATATCGGTTACCTCCTAATTGGGTAAATAAGGAAGCGCCCCACCAGTCTTGGTGGAACGCGTAAGTTAGGGTTGGGTTGTGCCAGGTGAGAAGAAATCCGAAATGGTTGATGGTTTCTTAATCAAGTACCACGCCAACGGGGCTACCGTTTGGTCAAAAGGCAAGCTAAACGTTGATAATCAACCTGATGGCTATTGGGAATGGTATCGGGTAGATGGAACATTAAAGCGCTCCGGCTATTTCGATAACGGCGCCGCCATCGGCCAATGGACAACATATGACAGTCTCGGCAACCCATATAAGGTGACAAACAAATAACCGCGACAGGTTTTAAGTTTTTTCAGATTTGCTTGGGTAATGCCTCCCATAACCGTAAATCTTCTTGGCCTAGTGACCACAGTGCGAAGCCTTTTAGGTTCCAACGGTAGGCGGCTTGGTTCGCCCAATAGACCAGGGAATCTACGTCTTGGTAATAGACGATGCCGAACCCCTCACTATCGCCGAGGAATAGCCGGGAACACCAAACGTTAATATCCCGTGGAGTGAATACAGCTTGATAATCCGCATTACACGGGATTGGCAATACTGCGCTGTGGTAGAAGTCGTAGTCCATTGAAATGTCATCGGAGCGGGTTGAGGTTTCTTCGACATTGTTTTGCAAGGTGAATACCTCGAACTCGTTATCCCACACCACCCCATTACGAGCAATCCGTCCATAATGCGCAATGGTGTTATCGGGCATGGTCACGTCGAAAGCCTCATACGGCTCATAAACCCACGCTTCACCAGCCCGCAGCAGTTCGCACTTAATTGGGCCGTCAGCTTGGATGCCCGCGTTGCCGGTGGTCGGCTGCACGGTCGCGGTGAACCGCAGAATGTTGCTGGTGCCGGAGTAGACGCGGACTTGATTGCCACGTTTGCGCATCTCCAACAAATACATATTCGGATTCGTCCGGATGGCGTTATTGGGCGTTTTGGCGTAGCTGCCCTGCCAAGAGCCAAGCAATGTGGTGCCTTGGTAGAGTTCGACCCGCTGGTTGTCGATGTTGATGCAGCAAAAGATGTTACCGAGGAACACCCCTGCCCGCCCCGAGCCGTTAGCTGGGAACGCGATGCGGGCGCGCAGGTGAACATCGTTGAATTGGTTGTACTTCCACGCCAATTGGCCGCTGCCCTCAAGCTGGGAATAGACCCTGTCCATTGAGTATTGCTCCGACCGCCACACTCTCCAGGAGCCAGATATGGTTTGCCAGTAGGTGGATTGCAGGGTGGTGTAATCACGGAAGTCCTCATACCAAATCAGCGCCGAATCAGGTTTGCGGCGCAGCACCTCGGTGGTGAGGCGGAAGCCGTGGTTGGGTTGCGCCATCGTCCCATCTACTGCCTTGAAGCTGTGCGGCGAGAGGTCGAACGATGCGGAACCGGCAGATGGTGCTTCGGTGAAGTTGGTGCAGATGCGGAAGCCGTAGAACTGCGCCCCGGCCACCCCGCCAGTAACGGTTATCGTGTGGTTCCCGGCAGCCAGCGCATGGTTTTTGGTGAGGGTTTGCCAGCAGGTTTTCCGCCAATACGGCCACCACAACCTTGATTCCGAGAACGTCACCGGCTGCCCATCCAGCGCAACGGTAATCGAGTTTTTATCCCAGAATGGGTAGCAGATTTTGACCGCCACATCGTAAGTGCCCGATGCCGGTATTGTAAGGTTGTAGGTGGCGGTGCCGGTGGTACCAAGTGTCAGTACACCGTTGGTGGCGCCGTGGTTGCCGGTGCTGGAATCCGGGGTGCCATCACGGTCAATTACGACGTTGCCGAATTCGCAATGCTGGGTTTTGCCGTAACAGGTCAGGTAGTGCCGCCGATTGTAGATATCGCCGGTCATGGGCTGGGTAACCGTGGTGGCGTCGCCGCCCTCGGCGTAGTCGTAAACGTGAGGGAACATGTATGGCACCTGGTCGTAATCATCCCAATATGCGAGCCAGGGAATGTATGGCTCTTGGCCCCAGTGGTAGCCGCCCTCGCCCCACATTTTCGCCGCATAATACGTCAACGAAGTGCCTCGGTAGGTTTTTCCGTCATCGTGCGGAGTGGTGTAAATCTGCCACTCCCACCCGTACCCCGGCAACCCCATAAACAACTTACCCGGCTCAATTGCGGTTATCGCGTAGTCGTAGATACCCTCGAGCCAGTCGCGGGGTGAGACCGGGCCGGGAGCGCTGCCAGCCCAAGCCATGCCATAACTCATGATTGCGGCAGTATCGCAGTACGGGTTCAGGTCAGAATAAACGCACCAGTTCTCGCCACCCACGCTGCCCTCAATGCTGGTCATACCCGGCAAGCAAAAGTTTACCAGTTTGGTAGGGTTGTAGGTTTTGACCGTGGCGTAGATGGCGGCGAATAGTGATGTTGCAGCTTGGCGGTTGGCGAAGTCGCCACCTTTCTCCAAGTCAATATCCACCCCAGCACACCACGGATACTTATTCATAATCCGCACCAACTCGTTAAGGAAGGTATCGCGGGCGCCACCCGTATTGTTGCGCAGGGCGGTAAAGATTTCAGCGGTGCCGTTATTCATGCAGGTGAGTAGCCATTTGATGTGCGGCCACTTGCTCCGGTAAGGCGCCAATGAACTGACGCTGACGCCGGTTTCGTTGATGGTGCCATCGAGGTTGATGTTGAAGCTGAAAATGCCGACGGTGTCCAGCCGGTCGCCGTAATCGTTGAGGGCTTGGTACATGCGGGTGTTGCCCATGAACGTCCACACCATGTTCCGCTTACCTTTGAGGTATCCGCGTGGGTCTGCTGCCATTACTGGGTCACCTCACTCTCCATCATCTCCGTGTACTCCATCAACACCCGCGCCGACTTGTGCGGCTCCACCTTGACTTGGTGCTTGCTGTCGTATGCGGCCACGTACTGGAAAAAACCGGACTTCGGAGTTGGTGCGCCATTGCGGAGGCATTCACGCTGCTCGGCCAACAGGGCAAACTCATCACCCGGATTAGCGGCTGCTTTGAAACGGCACCGATGGCTGCCAGCACCTTGAGCCACTTCGACTGCTCCGGCTGGCATCGCCGCGTTCGGGTACAGGTAAATGTCTAAACCGCTGGTGGTGCCGCCCGTGTTGAACAAGATGGCGGTGGCGCCAGTGCGGACAACTCCGTTTTGGAACCGAGGCGCGTTGCCGGATGCGGTCAGCATGGTCGTTGAGTGTTGGGTGTATCCGGTGAGTTTCTCGCCCTCCTGGAACTGAATATCCGTAACCCAAACGGCCCCGGTGCAATCGGTGATAAATGGCCGCACCTCAACTGCGACCACGCGCTTATCGGATTTCAATTTAACTGGCTCGGCGAAGCGGATAAAGTTATCAACCATTACCCCTGCTCCGTCCACTTCAACTCGCTAACGTTGCCAACCCAGCCGGTGGCCACCGAGCCAGCCTGCAACTGCAAATCGGTAAAGTTCAAGATGCCGGTGCAGTCTTGCACCACCAGCCGCACCGTAATCGCCTCCACCTTGCCGTAAGTTTTCGGTGAAGCATCGCGAGCCTGAATTTGAAACACCGCCATCTTGGGTCACCTCCAAACTAGAATGGGTAATGTGGCACCGGCAGATGAGCGCATTGCTTTCCGTGAGATGACTGCCGCCGACTTGCCGGAATTGCGCGCCATCCTGCAAAACCCAACCGCGATGGTGGCTTACGAAGGGCCATTTACGGATGATGAAGTGGATGCCTGGCTGGGCAAACAACTAGCCAATTACCAACAGTACGGTTTTGGGCTTTGGGCGGTTGAATTGCGAAACCCAGCCTCGGAGGCTGAGCGCGGCAAGCTCATCGGACAATGCGGCCTCACCTACCAAGACATTGACGGCCAACGGGTACTCGAGGTCGGGTACCTGTTCAACCCGGCTTATTGGCATCACGGTTACGCCGCCGAAGCTGCGCGGGCTGCCCGAGATTATGCGTTCAACGAGCTGGGCGCCACCGAGATTTATTCACAAGTTAGGGATACCAACATTGCCTCCATGAACGTCGCCATCCGACAAGGAATGACTATCAAATCTCGCTTAATCAAGCATTACCGGGGAGTGGAGATGCCGCACTACGCGTTCAGCATCACCCGTGATGAATGGGTAAAACGGAACTCACCAGAGGTCTATCATTCTGGTTTCTGACGACCCATCTTCGAACTGGAATACCAATTCGATTCCTACTTGGCCGTTTGGGCCTTTGTGCAGGTCTTCGGAGCCGATTTGGGCGCTGATGGTGTAGTTGCGGCGATTGGCCGGATACACGGTCTGCGCTAGGCTTTTGGTTTGGCCCAACCCACCAGTCGCTTTGAACGATGCCGTACCCGTCACCCCATTATCTGTGTCAATCTCAAAACCTGAGTTTTGCCAGTAGGCGAAACCGGAGTCGGCGCGGGAATTGCGCAGCAGGTTGAAAGGCACAAGGTCTTTAATCTCCTGCCCGATTAACCCGGCTTGGCCGAGGTCATCAGCGAGGTTGTTACCGGAGGTGTCGCCCAGCTCGCGGAGTTTGGTGGATAGCTCGATGACGGTTTTCCACGGCTCCTGCAGGTTGTACTCCCGGCGGATAACCCTCGTTTTGATGGTCAGGCCCAAGTCGCGGTCATCAACGGTTACGATGTCGCCCAAATCCCAAGCCTCATGCTCGTAACCGGTCAGCACCGATAAGTCCATCGCGTTCAACACGTAGGAGATGCGTGGCCGGGCGTAATCAGCGAGGCGCATATTGGTGAACTCCAGCATCTGGTATGGGTTAGTGAAATTGGAGCAATCCAATGTAGATACGCGCACCTCATCGGTGAAGCTGAAATCCTCCAAATACGGTCTACCGTGGTTAATCGAGGCGAACGTCATCCCATCTTTGGCAACGGCGAAGAGCCGGGTTACTAGGGAGCGGGTGTCTACTACGCGTTTGATGCCGGTCAGGTTCTTGCGGTAACTGAACAGCGCACCAGAGTCTTTGCCGCTGAATTGGAGTAGGCTGACTTGTTTGTTGCGGGAGTCGAAGATGAGGTCGCCGCCGTGAATCTGGGCCGTCATCCGCAGCACCGCTAGCGCGTTCTTTTCCTCGCAGTTCCAAGTGCGTAGTGTGGTCACGTCGATGGTGCCAACGCTCCAGCCGGTGCCCGTTAGTGCGTAGCTGATTGGCTCCACAGGTAGCGCGGCGTTGAACTCCACCGGCTCCTTACCAGTAGAGAACGTAAGGTCATAGAACGCAGCCTCGGCGTACACGCTGGTCAGAATGGTGGAATTGTTGTCGGTGCCTTTTTCATCGGTCACGGTGCGGATGCGGTAAATCTCCCCAGCAATCTGAATCTGCTTTTCATTATCCAAATATGCACGTTTGGGATCTGAATATGGGAGGCTGAATTGTAGGGTGTCGGCGCCGTTAACTTCACCAATTACGATGACGTCAAAGGCGTTCTCCAGCACCGCTTCCCACGCCCCATCGCCGTCCAGTACCACTGGGCGGGCAAAGCCGAGCCGCTCATACGGCGGTTTCGGAATGTCGTTCAGTGTGATGTCGAGCAGTTTTGGCGACTGGCTTGGGTTGCTGGTGGTGAGCGTGACCCGGTATCGGATGAACGCTGCGTTGGTCGAGTTCAGTTCACCATTGCTGCCAAACGCTACCCACGGTGACCAATTCAGGTAATCGTCTGAGGTTGAGGTTTCCACCAGGCTGATGGCAGTTACGCCTTGGGTGTATTCCGAGGCTACCGATACCCGGCCATCACCAGACAAACCGCATGGCGCCGGAACCGTCGTCAAGATGCCCGATGCCGGATAAGTGCTGCCAGTCTTCTTCAGTGTTACCGCGCCCGGCTCGGTCAAGGCATCGACATTGGCGGTGGAGTCAGCGCCGTTAGCCATCTGAGAATTGCGGAAGTACCGCTCCAAATCTTGAACCGTGAGGTCGCTGTTGGTTTCAAAGAACCAATCATCCAACCCGCCCGCGTAATAATAGGTATCGGCGTGCATCCCCAGCACCACGTTAGCGGTGCAGCTTGGGTTCAAAGTGCCAGAGAATGAGCGGACTGGGCCTTCCCAAATCGTGCTGTCAGCCCGGTTGCACAAAAGCACCTGCGACGTGGATGCGGCTAAATCGACGATGGCGGCGATGAAGTACCAGCCGCCAGCAGTCATCGTGAACGATGGCGTTTCAGCCTGGTCAAAAATGGCAGTACCGGCGCTGTTGTACAACATCACGCGGGGTCGGCCTTGATAAAGGGAGAGGTAGATGAGGGGTTGGCCTGGGCCTTGCCGCGTATTGAGAATGGGCGAATAAGTCTGCCCAATCGAATAGGTGGCCGGGCTAATCCAACCGGCAATCACAATCCGCCCACCAAGATTAGTCCAGAAGCTGCCGTCATTCGTGGCAGTCAAATAGGACTTCTCGGTTGTGGGGTTATTGGTGTTCTGCCGGTAATAACGCCCCAGGCGCCCGGCGATCATTTGCGCGGTGGTGCCAGCCCAACCCGAAGCCGTCAGTGGCCGGTTATGGCCGGAGGAATCGGCGAAGTGCAGGTTATCGGGTGCGGCCTCGTTGAACCGCCACAAAGCCCCGGTTTGGTTGGTGGTTGGGATTTCGCCGGTGAAGTCAGTCTTGCTAGTGAGTACGGATTTGATTGCCATCGGGTCACCTCCATCTGCTCTTCGCTTGAATCAGTAATTGCGTGAACGACGCGCTGCCAGTGGCGGCGATGTTGATGGTGTTGTTGCCGGTGCGCAGGGTCGGGAAATTCAACTCAGTCAGCAGCGTCAACCCATTCCGGAGTGTGGCACCGGAACCATCCACCACTTTGGCGGTCATCAACTCGGAGTCGATAGCCAGGGTTTCGCTGCTGGCTAGTGGCCCACCGATTGCTAATGCATGGCCGTTGGTTGTGATGACGATTGCGTTGCCGGTACCCGCCGGGATGGTGGCTTTGAGGCGGTACTCTGGTTGCGAGGTGGTGTTGCCTTTCGCCCGCGTGACCGTGTGGCTGCCATCGCTGGCCAGCGTAAAGGTTTCATCGGTGATGGCGTAGCCGTGCGGGTCTGGGCACACGAACTTCAACTCAAACGCACCCGTAGACCGAATCAGCCGCTCACAATCCAACGCATCTTGCAGCCGAGCCATGAAAAATCTGTCTGGCACATCAACTAGCACCAGGCGCTGCAACCCATTAGCCGGGTCTAGCCAACCTGCCACCGCATCCAACTTCGCCACCAAAGCAGCGAACGAGTGCTGCGGGTAGATGTTGCACTTCACAGTAATCACCCGCTCGGCAGAGTCGGAGCCAAAGTCAGCCACCCCAGCCTTACCGGGAATCTGAACAAAGCTATTACGCAAAGGTGGCGAAGCCACCCAATTGACCAGCCGCGCTTTAACCCCCATCTGCTGGGAAGCGGTGCCATTGAAATTGAAGCCCATTGAATATATGGCTCCTTTCGGCTCGGTATTACCTACTGTGATCACGGTTCCCACCCAATTGAAAATGGGTAACCACTCATCGACACTGCCACTGCACTCACTCGAACTCCGATTAGCGAAGCTTTAGGAAATGCTAAATTAGTATTTCCATGCTAGTTGAGTTCAAGTGAATTTAAGCAGAAGGACGAAGATGTTAAACAAGCGTAAAGCAATATCGATTTTTACAGCAGCCGTTTTGTGTGCCTCAATCGCGAGTCCAGCGCTTGCCTCAGTCGGGGAGCCGGATTTGCAGTGGCCTGGTGAAGAAAATGTAGTCGATACGCTTCCACTCCCAACCTACGAAGAAGCACTAACATCGGATGACTGGGAACTTGTCCCCGGAGGGCTTGCGTATACGGAATGCATTCACGAGATGCCCTTTGGTTCAGAGATTCTGCCAAACGGTGATATCGCATTGAACAGTCGGGTAATTGAGCGTGTCGAACCCTGCCCATACCCCAGTCTCGTTCAAGTCCCTAATGAAGGTGAGGATACATCAAGCACGGAGACTCGGATACCTAGCGCATGGAAGCCTAGTTGGTGGCTAACGAGTTGGTGGGATTCGCCAGCCGAGATTACGAATTTTCATGTAACCTGGACTGTCCCAAATAACCCGAGAACGGCATCAGGCCAGACTATATTTCTCTTTCCATCTGTAACGCCTACTAACGGTAGCGCAATTGCACAGCCTGTTCTCCAATGGGGTTCCAGTGCGGCTGGCGGTGGTAATTATTGGGCTTTGGGGAATTGGATATTAGTCGGTGAATCAACGGTATATAAAAGCCCACTAGTCTCGACCGCGCCTGGACATACGATAAATGGGGCAATGACGCGCGGGAACGGCACTGCGACCAACTGGACGGTTGGATTCGTTGATGTATCGGCAGGAAGCGGCGCACATAATAACAACTGGAATTCTGGTGTTTCATCTTGGCGCGCTATTCAAGGCGGGGTATTTGAAGTATGGGGCGTGGCTTCAAACCAATGTAATCGGCTTCCGAACTCAACTGGAACAGTTTTCACGCACGTCACTGTAACTACAGTTAACGGATCAGCTACACCTGCGTTCTCGCCACACAGGCTCAACACATCGTGTTCTTCAAGTGTTAGTGCTACTTCATCGCAGACGGTTGTTGGATGGCAGTCGTAAGCGACCTCGCACCTCATCTGGAGACTCCGAGCGCAAATAAACGGGCTACGACCGCTAGAGTCGGTGCGCTGATAGTTTTGTCGCTACTTGCCGGAATCTTAGGCGGTTTCGGCGACGGTAGTGTCATAGGTTTGGTTTCGCGTCAATCTGGAACTGTTGACTTGGCTCGTTGGCCCACGGGGTCAGTGGGCGTAGTTACTGCCACTCGGGGATCACTCGGAATCGGGCCCCGAGTATCGCAAGGTATACTTGATGAAAAGGGCGCTTTTGAATTGGTGCTACCGCCTGGCAGATATGAATTGCAGGCCGAGGTCACAGGCTCAGACAATCAAGTCGAGCACGCATCACCGGAAATCGTGAAGATTCTGCCTTTTCAAACCGTTGAAGTCGAGTTAGTAATAAGGTTCCCTTAATTCTCCGTCTGGAGATTATTGTGGGAACTTGCTGATTGCATCTCCTTTTTACTATGCAACACTGAAGCGGCCTTGGGCGCGGGAGCCGGTTTGCATTAGGTTGTACAGTTCCTGACTTATCCGGCGGATGTCGTCTTCACTGCGGACAATCATTTGCTGCACGGTTACCAGTGGCCCACTGTTGCCGCCGAGGCTGTTGCCAGCTTTGGAGACGTTAATACCGGGTAGGTCGAAGTCGGTGGGGATAGCGTTTTGCATATCTTCACCGACTTGTTCCATTTGTTTGGCGAAACCCAAACCGAGGCCAGCAGCCATGTTGTCGCCAAGTCCGGCGAACAGGGTTGATGGAGAGTGGATTCCGAAGAAGCCTTTGATTTTGCTGACCACGCCGCCGAAGAAGCCGGAGATTTGGCCCCAGAGCCAGGCTCCGGCATCGTTGATGCCTTGCCATAACCCTTTGATGAGGCTGGTGCCGACTTGCACCATTTGGCCGATGTTGGAAGCAAACCCTTTCACCAGAGCAGCGATAATTTGCGGTACGGCTTTGACTATTTCGACGATGATGTAAGGTAGATTCTTTATCAACGCCACCAGCAATTGCACCCCGGCCATAATCAGTTGCGGAATCGAACCAATAATTGCCGCCAACAGCGACGTGACAATCTTGGGAATTGCCGTTACCACGGTGGTGATGATTAGCGGTAGATTCTGAATCAAAGCGATAAGCAATTTCACTCCGGCATCGATGAGTTTCGGAATAGACCCCAAAATGCCAGTCACCAAAGCGGTAACTAACTGCGGAATTGCGGCCACGATTGCGGTGATGATGTCCGGCAAGTCAGTTATCAGCGCAACCAACAACTGCACACCGGCATCAATGATTTGCGGAATAGCACCCACAATGAAATCAACAATCGCCTTAATAATCGCGGGCAAAGCAGCAATTAGTTGGGGCAGGGCTTTTAGCAAACCGGAGGCTAGGCCGAGTACCAGTTTGAGTGCGGCATCGAGCAGCATCGGTAGATTCTCAATTAACCCCCGGACGATGGTCATCACAGCAGTCACGGCAGCGGGTACCAACTGAGGTAGTGCGTCGCCGATGCCGGAAACCAATGCCGCCACCAACTGCACCGCAGCGCTTATCAGCAGGGGCAGGTTGTCGATGATTGCGCCCACGATGGTCATCACCGCTTGCACCACGGCTGGGATTAGCGTTGGTACCAGTTTCAGAATCGTAGCTAGGACTTGAGTGAACAGGTCAACCACCGTGGCCAGCAACGTAGGTAGCAGTTGGGCTACGGCGTCGAGAATCCCATCCAACGCGTGCGGTAGAGCCTTGACGATATTTTGGATGACGGGGACGATGTTTTTGACTACGTTGCCGAATTGCTCAACCAGATTCCCCATCAACATCGTAATGTCAGCGTTGGCGTCACCCAGGCCAATTAGCAGGTTCCCATAAGCGGATTTCAAACCGCCGATGCTGCCTTGGATGGTGTCGGCGGCTTCTTTGGCGGTGGTGCCGGTGATGCCGAGTTGGGTTTGCACCACATGGATTGCCTCGGCCACATCAGCGTATGATTTGATGTCGTATTTGACGCCGGAGAACTTCTCAGCATCTTTTAGCAGCCGCTCCATTTCGGATTTAGTGCCACCATAACCGAGCTTCAAGTTATCCAGCATCGTGTAGTTTTGTTTAGCGAAACCCTGATAGGCGTTTTGGATATCACCAATGTTGCTTCCCATTTTGTTCGCGTTATCAGCCATATCCGTGATAGCCATATCAGCCACCTGGGCTGCCTTAGCGGTATCGCCGCCCAAGGATTGGATGAGGCTGGCGCTGAAGCCGGTGACAGTTTCCATGTACTCGTTCGCGCTCATCCCGGCGGTCTTAAACGCATTAGCCGCAAAATCTTGCACCGTGCGGGAGGCTTCCCCAAAGAGGGTGTCTACGCCGCCAACCAACTGCTCATAATCCGAAAATGCGCTAACTACGTCTTTGCCGAGTTTCAACGCGGCAGCCCCGGCGGCAACGCAGACCGCACCCATCGCTTTAACGATAGTGCCTAGGACTTTACCGAGCTTCTCAAACCTAGACCCAGATTTTTCTGCCTCTTCGCTGGTTTCTTCCAGTTGCTGACCCAAATCTTCGGTCGCCTCAGCAGCATCCCCGGTTTCGGTGCCGAGTTCGTCAAGGGCTTTTTCGTTATCACCAAGCTCGCGCTCCATGCCATTGAGTTCCGCCTTGGCATTGTTGAGTTGCACAGCCCAGGCTTGGGTACGCTTATCATTCTCACCAAAACTCTCGGACGCATTTTTAAGGGCATCCTCTAAGGTGGCGACTTTTTGCTTCTGCTGCTCAATCGCCTTAGACAACACCTCATTACGCGAAGTCAAGGCTCCGGCAGATTTGTCGGTTTTGTCGAACTGGCTGGCCACCAGCTTCATTTCCGAACCCAGCACTTTGAATGCCGAGTTGATTTCGGTCAAACTTTTGCGGAACTCCCGGTCACCCTCGACCCCGATCTTGAGGCCAATATCAGAACTGGACATAAATACTGGCCTCCTTACTTGTGGCAGAATGGAGTTATGGTGAGCAGCGCAGAGGAGGACGTTTTTCAAGTGTTCCGGTCTCACGCTAACCCGGAAAAGGCCAAACAGATGAGCGCTTACATGCGCGACCAGTTCCCATTTCTAGGTATCCAAACCCCGCACCGTAAAGCGCTTAGCAAAGAAATAATTAAGCAACTCACTTCTGAGCCGGTTAATTGGGACTTTGTGAATAATTGTTGGAAGCAGCCTGAGCGCGAATTCCAATATGTCGCCTTAGATTATCTCGCCAAAGCAAAGCAACAACTCACTCCAAAAGATATCCCAAGACTTAAGCATCTGGCGGTTACCAAATCGTGGTGGGATACCGTTGACGGCCTTGACCAAGTGGTTGGCGACATCGCGCTGCGCCACCCAGAAGTAAATGACACTTTGCTGGCTTGGAGTAAAGACCAAAACTTCTGGCTACGTCGGATTGCAATTGACCATCAACTAGGGCGTAAAACAAACACCAATATGGAATTGCTGGCAGCCATCATCCAAAATAACTTAGGGCAATCAGAGTTCTTCATTAACAAAGCCATCGGCTGGGCCTTGCGCGATTACAGCAAAACTAACCCTGCCTGGGTCAAAAGTTTCCTGATGCGCCACGAAGCTGAATTAGCGGCTTTAACCAAAAAGGAAGCAGCCAAATACCTCTGACAATTCCCTAAATGCCAGCCGGGATAATTTGGTCGATTCCGAGGTTTAACCGGGGTTTGGCCCAGCCTTGGTGTTGGCGGTGGCACTCCCACAAATCTAAGAGCAGTCCGATTGGGGTGAGCCAGGTTTCGGTTTCGGTGCGGTTGAGGTGGACTGTGCCGAGGTAGAGCAGCCAGGTAAACAACTCAGCGTCGTCTACCCGGCCACCATTTATTTTGGGCTGTCAGCCTCCGAGAGGATATTGCGGGCGGTGCCTTTGAACATCGCTTCGGTAATCGCATCCTTATATGCGGTGAGTTCCAGCGGCGAGGTTAATAGTTCCACCTCATCGGACGTGAGCAGCTCACGGGGCTGGTCGCGGTTGCGCAGGTTGTGGATCAGAATCGACTGGTTGGCTAATAGGGTGATTAGCCAGATAATCTCATCCAATGCCAATTCGAAATTCTCAGCCTGGAGCAGCTTCTCACCAAGGTTATCTAGCCCACCGTAGCGTTTGGCGATTTCCTTGGTCGCACGGGTGGTGAGCAGCAACTCATACTCGTTGCCGCCAACCTCAATTATTGCACTTCGTTCATCGGTCATGGGTGCCTCCTTAGCTGTATTCGGGTTCGTAAACTTGGGTGAACCAGCCGGTCACCACGGTGGCGGTGAGGTCGGTGTCGTCTTGGTCGGCTTCGGCTTTCCAAGGGTGTTGATCCAAACCGTCTACCTTGGTGCGGCGCAGCACGCTGCCCTCAATGCTTGGCGTACTAAAGGTAATGGAGTCGCCTTTGGTTTGCAGATTCGTAGATGGCACCCCGAATTTGACGCGGTAGAACCAGAAATACTTGTAATGCCCATTAGCCTTTTTCGCCCGGAATCCGATAGCGACGGGTTTACCGCCATCCTCCGAAGCGGAGATGAGTACGCCGTTGTCGTCAACGGTGGCGCCGGTCAAGGTTGCGGCTTGGGTACGCCCAATACCATCCACGCCTAACGTGAGTTTGCCGCCCTTGAATTCCTTGACCACCTCGGCTGCGCCATCGTCCGCGTAAAGCGTGGCCTCAGCCAAGTCAATGGATAACTCGGCGCTGATGGCTTTTGCCAAGAGTTGAGGGGTGCCGTAGGTTTCCTCACCCGTATTCGGGTTTTCGGTAACCGGGGCGTAATAAAGTTTATCAAGTCCAATTGTTGCCATAATGTTTATTCTCCTTTAGTTCTGGGTTCGAAAAATTAGGGTCTGGTTAAAGGTGATGTTAGTGCCGCCGTAATACTGGTCTCCGTCAATGCAGTTGAAAACATTGCCTTGAAATGGAATGACCATGATGCCTTTCTTGCTAATGGAAAGGACATTGAATTCAAATTGCGGTAGCACGCCAGCCGTTATCGATTGCCGATAAGCCATAATCAGCACCGACAATCTGCCACCTTCGAATAAGGCGAGTTCTGGGAAGTGGTTGGGAGTGGCGATGTAGCCTTGGAGGCTTTTGGGGCTGGTAGCTTCGCCCTCAATCCAATAGTGGTGCACATTGCCATAACTAGTGCGGCAAAGACGCAGACCAGGAGAGAACTCGTGGTAAACCAACGCGCCCGGGTTCGGGCACATACCTGTTATCGCAAGAATGTCATCTTGGCTGGCAAACCCAGTATGCCCGGAATGCGCGAAGTCCAAGTTCAACAATTCGGCATGGTCGTCCGTACCACTACCCCCACTGCTGGCGCCCATGATGGGCAGTTTGTAGGTGACGGTGCCATCCGGGAGCAGCCATTTTGCGGCTTGGGGATGTTGGGAATCATAAAGTTCAACACTCATCATTCCACCTCGCTTTCATAATTCTTTTCAACGTCGATGACGTAATGGTGGTATCCGGTTTCATCCTCATGGCCGAGATAGCGCCGGTCGGTAATTGTGAATTCATTTGCCAGCAGCAACTTGGTGATTGCCTTTTTATGGGAGAGGTAGTTGCCTTTGGTGAAAATGGAGATTTGCACTTGCGCCACATCCACTTGTGGTTGGTTATCGGCAAATAGCTCGTAATAGTCGGCCAGCGGGGTAAGCACCAAATATTCATCCGGTGCCGGGTTTGAGAAAACGCCCGTCTCAACTGGGAGTACGGGCGCCAACAAGGTGTTCAGTTCTTCGAGGATGGTGGTCATAAATCACCGGCCAGTTGCTCAAACTTGGACTTCATTGCTTCCACCACTCCGGCTTTGCTGGCGGTTTTGGCTGGCCGCAGAAACGGCTTAGGTGGTTGGCCGTGCCGCCCGTATTCAAGGATGTTGGCAATCTTGGCGTTACTGCCACCTTTACCGTGGCGGGGTTCAGCGAAGCCAACTTTCACATCCCAGCCCGTGCCGTCACGTTTGGGTTTGGCTGGGGATACGCCTAATGAACCCTCAAGTTCACCTGATGAACGCGATTTGACTTTCGTACCCCGACCAACTACGCCGCTCAAGTTGCCTTTAACTTTGGCTAAAGCGACCTGACCACCAGCTTCAAGACATTCTTCAATAATCTCATCCGTCTGATTGCCTAGCCGATTCAGCTTATTAGCGAAGTCGTCGGGTAGTTTTAGTTGGCACCGCGTCATTGTGTCGCCACCCTTTCGCTCAATTCGCACCAACATTCCCAATAGCTACCCTTACCCCGCACGTCCTCAACGCTAACGATGCGGTACCGACCAGCCGCGCAAACAATCACATAATCGGTGGTGATGGTCAGGCCGGGGATGTTGCGGAACCGGAACATCGACGTCGCCTCCGAGAACGCGGCCATGTTGGCCCACTTACTGTTCCCGCGCCGCTCCTCACGGTAAGCCCGCACCGACGCCAACACTTTGTCGCCGGGAACTTTGAACCCGGCGGCATCGGTAGTCGGCTTTGGTTCGACGATGTCAATGAACGTTCCCGCCATTTTGCCAAAACTCATACCTGCCACCTCTTTCCCAAAGCTAGGAGCCGGTTTACCGTTTCCCAAACCTGCTGAGCGGCGCTGGTATGGTCGGCAAAGAACCCAGCCGTGGAGCCGTCGCGGGATTCGTAGAAATGCGTGGCCAGCATGATTACCGCTTGTTCCGTGGCGGCTGGGAGCCGGGTACGGTATCTGCGTTTTTGGTAGGACTGGGCGTAGTCGAGGGCAGCGGCGATAAGGCCCAGCAGCAACTTGTCATCCTCATCATGGGTGAGGAGTAGGTTGTCTTTGACTCGTGTCAGCAAATCTTCCGGGTTCATCGCCGCCACCCCCTCTCTACTTGTGTCGGTTAGGAACCGGCGCCCATCTTGAGCAGTTGAATGCCCTCAGCGAGGATGACTTTGCCGTCCACACGTTGAGTGGCGATGAAGCCGACTTGGCCGTTCCCGGCATACAACTCGTTGAGCCGTTGTACGGTGCGGCCCATCCGGTCGGCAATCCAGTAGTTGCTGAAGTCGCCGAACGCAATCGGCAGCGCATTAGCCGCAGCCGCTGGTGCATAAGGGCTGGTGTGAATCGGATAACCGAGTAGCCGGTCTGGTTCGCCCGCTTGCACGCTGGGTTGCCAGAGGTATTGGCCGTTGTTGTCTTTCAACTTCCGCAAGCCACTCACGGTCACATCCCGCATCAAGAATGCGGCATTACGCCGGTAGGGACTCTTGAGTTTGTAAACCAGGTCAATCAGGTTATCCACCGTCACCGCCGTAGCCGAAGTGGCAGTCACACCGACTTGGCCACCGTTGGTGGTGAATACCCCAGTCGGCTTGCCGGTACCGTTGCCAATGCAGAACGCCTCTTCCTCAGCAATACCAAAGGCGCGGGCGAACTCGTTAGCAATGTAGCTTTCGAGGTCAAACATCGAATCCTGCAACAATTCAATCGACACTTTGATGAGGTCGGTGAGCTTGAACGCGTCAATGGTTTTCTGATCCCACGTCGGATTGGATTCGGTGATGGCGGCATTTTCTGCCGTCCACTTCGCCTCCGAATGCGTGGCCGCGATGGGGATTTTGCGTTCCGCCGAAGTCCTGATGGTTTTAGCCAGGCCACGCAGCACGTTAGCCTCTTCTAGGCCGATGACGATTTTCTTTTCGAACTCGACCGGGACGAGGTAGCCGCCATCGACATCGGGCGACGTGGATAGCACGTTGTTGATGGGTTGCTTGCCGCGCAGGATGTTGGCGAAATCCGCCTTGTACTCATCACTGGCCCGGCCAGTCTTGGCCTCTGCCTTTTGGGCTGGGGTGCCAAGAATAGGCATCGAGGTTGGTTTGGCCATTTCGGCATCGAATGCCGATTGCCGCTCCAGGCGCTCAATCTCATGGCCGAGTGCGACCATGTCGGCTTCCATCTTGTCGTACTCGGCGGCTGCTTCCATTGGCACGATGCCGTCCGGGCCGCGCTTTTGGTCGAGGAACTCTTTAGCGGTGTTCCATACTTTGTTGCGCTTTTCGCGCAATTCCAAAATTTGACTCATAATCATTTATTCCTTTGTTAGTGGTTATTTATGGGCAATAAGAAAGAGCCGCTTTTCGAGCGACTCTGCAGGGACACCAACCGGGGATTCGGCTGGCGGTGGCGGTTCCGGTTCTAGCGGTTTGCACGATGACGCAGCGACATCGGGCATCCCAATGCGGTTAAGTAGGTTGTTCGTAACCGCGCGGCGCGAGAACGCAAAATTCTCCGCGAGCGGCGCCTCCGTGCCGCGACTTTTGGAAGGCTCAAGGATGCCGTCCGCGAAGCCCAGCTCGATGGCTTTGTTGGCATTCATCCAAGTCTCACCATCCATCAAATGCGCCAGTTTCACCCGGGATTGCCCGGTCTTGATTTGGTAGGCATTGACGATGGATTCCTTGACCTCACCTAGCATGTCGATGGCTTTCTGCATCTCGCTGCTGTCGCCAATGGCAACCGTGAGCGGGTTATGCACCATCATCAGCGCGGTTGGTGCCATCAGGACTTTGGTGCCCGCCATCGCAATCACCGAGGCAGCCGAGGCGGCGATGCCGTCAATCTTGACCGTGACCTGATGCGGATAGTCCATTAGCATTGAGTAAATTTGCGAAGCTGCGATGCAGTCACCACCGGGGCTGTTGAGCCAGATGGTGATGTCGCCATTTTCGGCGAACAGGTCATTGCGGAACAATGCCGGGGTCACCTCGTCACCCCACCACGTATCAGCCGCAATCACGCCGTCCAGATACATTGTGCGGGTGGCGGTGCCGTCATCGTGGGCTTCATTCTTAATCCAGTTCCAAAACTTACTTTTCACGAGTGGTTGCCTCCTCTTTTCTAGGTTCGGTTTTGACGTAGGCTGCTCCGACATCTTTGAGTTTGACCATGTTCCCGTTAAGGACGTGCAGGTTGCCGCCCTCAGCCTCCGAGAGCAAATTCAAATCCTCTAAGGCTCGGACGTCGTTTACGGAGTAGAAGCCGTTTTGGATGCCGGTTGAGTAGCCTTTCATCCGGGATTCGTAATCACCCCGCAACAGCCCGTCCAAGTTAAAGCGGATAAACAGGGTCGCCTTTTCCGATGGCAGCAGCAGGGCTTGGGTTAGGGATTGTTCCCAGCGGATGACCCAGGGGTCGAGCGTGTATTTCACGAACTCCAAGGATTGTTGCTCGATGTTGCTGAATGACGATTTTTCGAGGTCGCCGACCATGTGGGGCGGCACCCGGAATATCCGCGCGATTTCGTTGATTTGGAATTTTCTGGTTTCGAGGAATTGGGCTTGTTCGGGTGGGATGCCGATTTGGTGGAACTTCATCCCTTCTTCCAGCAGCGCCACCTTGTGAGCGTTACTGCTGCCCTGATACCCAGCGTTCCAAGATTCTTTCACCCGGGCGATGTCTTTAATGGTGCCGGGGTGTTCCAGCACCCCGCCGGGGTTGGCTCCGTTGGCGAAGAACCTGGCTCCGTACTCTTCAGTGGCTAGGCTCATGCCGACGGCGTTTTTCGCCATCGCAATCGGGCTGTACCCAATCAGCCCGTCGAAGCCGAGGCCGGGAATGTGTAGCACCTGCTCACGGGTGAGTTTGGCTTGCCCTTTGTCGCCTTGGTAGGTGTAGATAATCTCGCCCTGGGGGTTTCGGTCTACGGCCATTCGATCCGGCAACAACGGATACAACGCCACCGCATTACCCCGTCCATCCCGGATAATCTGGGCGTAAGCGTTACCCCACAGCAGTAGGTGGGACATTAGGGTTTCGCGGAACACAAACGAGGTCATTTCCGGGTTCGGCTCATCATGCAACAACCGGAACAATGGATGGCTGGGCTTGGGTACCTTACCGCCATCGTTGCTGTGCTGGTAAACGTGCAGCGGCAAGCTGGCAATCGATTCCGAGAGGATGCGCACGCACGCGTATACCGCGCTGGTTTGCATGGCCGTATGCTCGTTTACCAGTTTGCCGCTGGCGGTGGGGCCAACCAGAAACTGCTGACCACCACCGACCACGTTGCTCGGCTTGGCGGGTGCCGCATGGGTGGGTTGGGGTTTAGGCCGGAAGAGGCTGGTTAGTTTCATATGAATAGCACGCCCCTTTCGTCATAAACTGAATTCTCTTTATTCCCGATGGTGGCCCGTGCCAAACCCATAATCATGGCCACTACGCCGTCAATCTTCTCGGTGGATTTCTTTTTGTTGGGTTTGATGTTCCCGGCGGCATCTTGGTCAACGATGGTGTTACCCATGTTCCAATCCAAAACCGGATGTCGCCCGTGCCGCAATCTGCCTTCCATTACGAACTGGTAGAAATCCTTAGAAGTTGGCGACATCGACAAGAAGCCCTGGCCGAATGGGAACACGGTGAACCCATGCTCCGCACCCAGTTCTTCTAGGTCACGACGAATTTTCTCGGCGCCGTAGCGGTCGTAGGCAATCTCGCGGATGCGGTACTGCTCAGAGAGACGCGCGATGAATGCGACGATGTAGTCGTAATCGACCACGTTGCCCTCGGTGGTATTGAAAACCCCCATCTTCTTCCAAACCTGATAAGGCACATGATCCCGACGCGACCGTAAATCAATTACATCTTCGGGGAGCCAGTAAAACGGCAGCACCGTGTATTTGGTGTCATCGCCAACTGGCGGGAAGACCAGAACTAGCGCGGTCAGGTCGCCCGTGCTGGAAAGGTCTAGGCCGCAGTAGCAATCCCTGCCCTCCAATGCCTCTAAGTCAAGCTCCTCACCGCACGCATCCCATTTGTCCATTGGCATCCACCGGATATCGGCATTGCACCATTCATTGAGCCGGAATTGGCGAAAGTGCATTTCTTCGGCTGGGTTCTGCTTAGCTTGCTCAAACGCCGCCCGCACGGTCTCCATCGGAATAGTCACCCCAATGCTGGGATTGACCCGCCGCCACACTGCCTCATCTTGCCATTCGTCATCGTCCGTAATCCCAAACACCGCCGGGTAAAACGATGGGTCAATTTTGGTGCCGTCTAGTACGGCTTGGGCTTTGCAGTGAATCTCATAGCAAATGCTGGTTTTATCCCGGCCAGCGGTAGTAATCAGAAAGTAGAGGGGCTGGCGGCGCGCGTCGCCGGTGTATTTGGTCATGGTGTCGAACAGGTCGCGGGTCTGCTGGGCAAACAACTCATCAAAAATCAGGCCGCTCACGTTGAAGCCCTGCTTGCTCTTAGTCTCCGAGCTAAGCACCCGGTAAAACGAATTGGTGTGGCTGAACACGATGCGCTTGGTTGATGGGATCAGTTTGGCGAGATTGTTCAGGTCGCCGCATTGCTCCACCATCGCCTTAGCCGTATTAAACACGATGCTGGCCTGGTTAATGTCGGCGGCACAAGAGTAAACCTCCGCCCCAGCCTCACCATCGGCAAACAACAAATACAGCGCGATAGCAGCAGCCAATTCGGACTTGCCATTCTTTTTGCCAATCTCCACATAAGCGGTGCGGAACTGCCGGTAACCTTGGGCGTCGACGATGCCGAAAATGTCCCGGATAATCTGTTCCTGCCAAGGCATCAACCCAAACGGCTTCCCATACCATTCCCCGGTGGTGTGCTTCAACATCGAAATAAACGCCACCGCAAAATCAGCCCGCCGCTTGTCATAATGACTAGTCGGCAACATCAACGGTGTAGGCTGGTATTTCCATTCAACCAAAACGCCACCTCCTGCCATAAGAAAAGCCCCCGAAATCTCGGGAGCGGGTTGGTTGAGCGCCATTAGGTGGATGCTGTTAAGGATTTTCTGTACCGTTGCTGGAAGTTCTATTCGTCAACCTCTGCGAGACCCCGTGCCACATTTTCTTTTGTCGTTAGCCCGCGTCCCGGCGCTGCTGTTTTCCTTAAGTACCCTTTATGTGTTCGCGTGTCTAGCGATTCCGGTAACCCTTGGCACCTTCCGGTACTACGCCGGGAACCGGATGCCGAAAACGTACTGGGCTAAACTGGCCGCCCTGCTGCTGTATCTGGCTTTGGTGTTTAGTTTTACCGGCTTCGCCACTATCTGGGGCTTACGCGCAGACCACATAGCCAACATTGACTTGAACCCAATTTCGCTATTCACTCACCCGGCGTCGTCAATATTGAACATCATCATGATGATGCCGCTCGGCGTGCTGTTGCCGATGTTGTGGCCGAGCTTCCGGTCTTGGCGAGCCGTTGCGCTGGCGGGTTTCGCGTTATCGCTGACGATTGAGATTTCCCAACTATTCACCGTGCGTGCGGTAACTATCGATGACTTGTTGATGAACACTCTTGGCGCCATCGTCGGTTACGCCGTCTACCAGGCCATTACCAAGAGCCACCGTGCAATCTCGAACCGGGATTCGCGCCCCGCTGCGGCGTTATCAATTCCGCAACGGCTCGGCGCTGTTTCTTTGGCGCTTGCGACCGCCGGGTTCTTCTTCTTTTACCACGGCGGGGTGTCGGCGCGTGCCGATGAACTTGGCCAAGCAATCGGGATTCCTCAAATTGGCAACGCAGGAGTCGTGGTGGTGACCGGCACCGGCACCCAAGGCCAGCCTGTTGGCGCCTCGACAACTGACGGTATGGAATCTGGATTCGTAACCAGCATTGAGGGTGACATTCTTGAACTGAACATGCTGCAAGTCCAGGTGATGGCAGACGGTACAGTAGTAACCGGAACCAACCGGGACGATGAACCGCAATTCCTGCAGGTCACACCAGAAACCCAGGTCACCATTATCAAGGCTAATTCCCAAGTTGTGCTATCCGAGTCCGCTGGGCAAATATCCGATATTCAGCCCAACGACCGGCTGGACTTCCTCACCGAAACCACCGATGGCGAGGTGCCCGTAGCCACCACCATAGCCATCTGGCGATTCGTGCAATAAAGCCTGAGCGCCGTTACTTCTTGGTGGGTTCAATCCAAATGCTGGCTACCGGCTTTTGACCTTGGGCGGTTTGAACGGTGAGCATCCGGTCGAGGATGAACCCGGCGGAGCAACCGCAAGAGCAACCGGCCTTGCGGCTGAACGTCATCTTGGTCTCACCAAGCAACTCGGAGATGGCTTCTTGCTGCTTGGCTTCGGCCAGCAGGGCTTTCTTGTTCTTAACCACTTGGCGGTTGAGTTGGTCATACAGCTTGTCGACCTCTGGGCGTTCACCGCGAGGCTTTGGCCCACCGTCGGCGTAATCGGCCTCATACGCGGCGCTGAAGTCCACGTCCTGCTCGCCGCTAACGTACAGGCGGGTGCGGGTGGCTTTCTCATCCCAAGCCTTAGTGTGAACCGTTACCGTGAATTCGCCGATTTCGGTTTTTGCGTACCAGGCTCCGTTATGACCTTTTGTGAATTCAAACATCGTAATCACCTTTCCGAACTCTTTGCTTGTTTGTTTTCCAGTAATTACATGTTCGCTCTTATGAAATGTAATAGCAAGTAAATAGCGGCTTATTAGTAGAGATGTGCAGCACAAATAAATAGGCACAAAATAAGGCGCTATTATTAGAGCCGATAATGAGCAAAATCCCCAATTGCTTGGGGTGGTTTTGCTATTTGGTTTCTAGGCCGGGAGGTATTTGGTGGGCAGGTATTTCTCGGCGTGTTGGCCGTTGCATCCGAACTGGCAATCACCGTACCAGCGACCGTATTTGCTGTTGGCCCAAGTGAACATTTGCCCGTAGGTCAGCCCGCGTCCGATCGCAGTTTCCAATGCCATCAGGTCAGCCTCCTGTCCCTTGCTCCATTCTTTTTCGCGGCGTTCGCCCAGGTAGCCGAACCCAAGCCAGCGTTCATCCTTGGCGAGGTCATCGAAGAACGTCTCCGGATTGGTGTTGTCGTAGGTCAAAACTTCAGCGTCGGTGTGCATGGCTCTTACGTTCCTTATTTCACGTCTTCGTAGGTTGCGCCCATTGCATCAAGTTCAGCCTTGAATGCGGCTGCGGCAGCCAGGTCAGCCTCGGTGGGTTGGTAGGGTGCCTTAATGTTTTTGTGGTACCAGGCCACCCAAGCGTCCAGCAATTGTTGAATTTCCTCGCTATTGGCACCGGCTTGGTAATAGTCGACTGTTAATTGGCCGATGTTGGTTTCGGTGAATTCAATTCCCTTAAGGTTTAACATTTCAATCTTCTCTTTCTTGCTATTGTTTTGGTAGTAATAGATTCCCTCTACTCCACACTAATAGCAAGCGAATTCGATGTTTATTAGTGCGGTGTAGGGCACTAATTGCCTAGAAGTCGATAACCGCGCTGTAGGCTGTCCAGTCGTCTACGCCGATGCGGCGCAAATCCCAGTAAGCATCCCTAACGATGGTGTCCAAATGCCACACCCCGGTTTCCGGCTTGGCGAACTCCGTGACGGTGTGCGCTTTGCCAGCAGCTTTGAGGGCTTTCTCAACCGGCGCCCACTCGCCATCGTTCATGAAGAAGTTGGTGTAGGCGTCAATGGCGGCTTGCTGCAGCTTGGTAACCTTAGTGGTGTTCATTGTTCTCAACCCTTTTCGGTAATTGTTGTTTTGTTGTTGGTAATACATTCCCTCTACTTACGGGTAATAGCAAGGCATTACCGCGCTTATTAGTAGAGATGTGTAGCACTTATTCAACAATGCCCGTCAGGATGAAACGTTGATACGCTTTAGGTGAAGTTTCGATAAAATCCACCAATTCGCAATACAGGTTATCAAAGGCAATTCTCTGCACATCGTTCAAAGCCAGCATATTGGCTTTGCCCGATATTCTGACCTTATTAATCTGGTCAATAATGGTGTCCGTTATCAGCGGCAATTTCTTTATTACATCTTCGCCCAAAGCCATACCAAGACTGGAACCGTCATCCCAAGCAATGTGGCAGGTGCCGATATCATCGACATGCCTAACAGTTCCCACCGCCCCGGGCTTTAGCTCGGTGAATTTGTCCGAGGTATGCACCAACTCGACCCGGGTGCCAGCCGGATAATTTGCCTTTTGGGCGGCTACTTGAGCGCTAGTTGGCCAGTTCATCGGACACCTCCTCAGCGGCGCCCACGGTGGCGGTGGTGGCCTCATAGGCGGCATCTGCGGCTGCTGGTTTGCCGAATTTCCAACTCGAATTTCCGTCCAGCTTGGAAGTCAACATCTTCCTCGCGTTCTTGAACTCAGCTCCGAGCATACCCAGGCTGAGCAGGAAGCAGCGCATCGCGTACTTCGGATTCTCCGGCAACTCCGATTCCTTAGCCACCACTCGTTTCTTCTCTATTGCGGTGGCGCAAAGGCGGCTGATGAGGTGGGCGTAGGCGTTGGCGTGTTCGGCATCCAAATCCCCGGTAAACCAAGGAAACTGCACCGTGTCGTCCGTCAATTCAATCGGCAGCGCATCCACACCCAATGCGGCTTTGAGCAGTTCCTCTTTGGCCAGCACCATGCTGGTCAGGTTGTATAGCTTTTCCGGGGTGAACCCTTTGAGTGGAATCTCAATGGTCAACCCGCCCAGGGTGGTGCTGGCCTGGAATTCACGTTCAGCGCGCACCGGCTTGGCGGCAGGTTCCTCTGTTACGGTCTCTGGCTCGGCCTCAATCTCGGTTGGCTCTTCGGCTGGGGTTTCGGTGTTGGTGTAGGTTTCGCTCGCTGGTTCAAACCCGGCCTCGCGCAAGTTGATAACCAAGTCGAAGTTGTCTTGACCCATCAGGCAGCCAGTCTTATCAATCAGGTAACCGGCAACCTCATAAGCGCAGGATGGCACACCCAGGTATTTGGTCGGTGCGTCCAGCAATTCGGTGATTTTGGCGACGAGGGCTTTGCGTTCGGCGCCTTTTAGATTGTATTCGATTTTCATCGTAAATACCTTTCTCTTGTTTTGGTAGTTACAATTACTCACTCTAAAAGGCGTACTTATCAAGCCCATGTGCCACTATTTCGAGGGATGTATGTCACTAAAAGCGTGAATAGCATTCCTGTTTCAATTAAGCACACAATTCCAGTGGCACAACTGCATCTTTTATCCATAATACTTCGGTGCGTTTATGGCCTAATTCGGCTACGGCTTCTTTGGTTACTTTTCGCCAATGCGATAAACGCTCGTTATATAGTGGATTGTCGTAGCCGGAAAGCACCACCGGGCCAGGATGATTATTCAGGGCGTCGAGTAGGTCGCGGTGGAATTGGTCATCGCACTCGAAGGCGTAGATGTTCTTTGAGCGGGAGTCTGGGGTGTATGGAGGGTCTGCGTAAATCAGGCAGTTCGGCTTCGCATACCGCTTAATTAGCGCGATGGCGTCCATGCTCTCAATCTGCGCATCCCGCAAACGCCGAGCCGCCACGGTGACCCGCTCCGGCAGCACCTTCCAAATGTCAGGCTCAGTAGGGTTCTTGCCGCAGGTTCGGTTGCGCCAGCCGGAGGCTTGGCCGGTGCGGGTGCCGAACGCTTGCCAACACCTAACCAAAAACAACCGTGCCCGCTCCACATCGTTCACCGATTCGGAATTGGTATAGCTGTTCAGGTATTCAGCCCGCGCCCACGGAGTCAGGCTAAGCGCGTTGCAGAGGGCTTCGGTTTGCTCCCGCATCACCCTAAACAGATTCACCACATTGCCATCCAAATCGTTGATGGTTTCGGTACGCGATTGTAGCTTGGCAAAGAACACAGCCCCGGAGCCGAAGAACGGTTCCAAATACACCTCGTGGGCAGGAAGATTTTCGACCACCCATTTTGAGAGTGCCCATTTGGCTCCGGGGTACCGCAGCACCGATTTAACCGGCTTTGCTGGAATTGGCGGGGAGGTTTTTGCCGTCATCGGGCACCACCTCCTTATTGAGTTCCACATAGCTGATGGTTTTGCCGTCGCGCTCTACCCAGATTTCAGTTTCGCCGAAGCTGGCGGCGTAGCGCTTAATCGAAGCGGAGGCGTATTTCTCATCCAGTTCCATCGCGTAACAGACCCGGTCGAGCTGCTCACACACCATGCCGGTGCTGAAGGACCCGGAAAACAGGTCAAGCACAATGCTCCCCGTCGCGCTGGAATTCAATAACGGGATTTGCAGTAGCGGCAGCGGCTTCATCGTCGAATGAATATCGTTCCTCGGTGGCTTATCGCATTCCCAAATGGTGGACTGTTTGCGGTCACCAAGCCAGATGTGCTTGCCTTTGACTTTCCAACCCACCAAACACGGCTCATGCTGCCACTGATAAAGCGAGCGGCCAAGAGTGAATGTGTTTTTCTTCCAAATGCAACAACCCGACAGGTGGAACCCAGCTTCGCGGAACGCCCGCCGGAAAATCTCACCCTTACTATCCGCATGGAACACATAAATGGTGGCATCGCGGGCCATCGCCCATTCGGCTTGCTGCATCGCGGCCAGCAAGAACTCAAACCCAGCGGCATCGTCCAAATCATCATTCTTAATGCTGCCCGCCTTGGCCTTATAGGATATTAAGTAAGGCGGATCTGTCAGAACCAGATTGGCCTTTTTGCCATCCATCAACCGGGCCACGTCCTCCGGCTTGGTGGAGTCGCCGAGCAGGAGCCGGTGGCGCCCTAAATGCCACAGGTCGCCAGTCTTAGCAAACGGGGTTTCCTCTAGTGCACCGTCAAGGTTGAAGTCATCATCCTCAGCATCACCGGCCTCATCGGCAAACATCTTCTCGATTTCGGTGATGTCGAAGCCAGTTAACTCCAGATCAAAACCCAGGTCTTTGAGTTCGGCCATTTCGGTGGCCAGCAAGTCGGCATCCCAACCCGCATCGAGCGCGAGCCGGTTATCCGCCAGAATGTATGCCCGCTTCTGCGCCTCAGTCAGATGTTCCACGAACACGCATGGCACCTCAGCTAAGCCCTCGGCTTTGGCGGCTTCAACCCGACCATGCCCCGCAATAATCGTGTAGTCGCTGGTAATAAGTACCGGGTTGATAAACCCAAACTCCCGCAAGCTGGAACGCAACTGGAGTATCTGCTCCTTGGAGTGGGTGCGGGCGTTGCGGGCATACTGGATTAGCTGGTCGGTGGGGACTTTCTCAAAACGCTCAGTTGTCTGCAAGTTGCCACCCCCGATTCTGAATCCCATAACAAGCGAATTGCTCGAAGCCGCCGAGCCGGTCAATGTAACCCCGCGCGTACTCCACAGCATCGGTGAACTCCAGCGTGCCGACCAGCTTGCCGCCCACATAAAGCGGAACATCCACATCACCAATCGAGCAAAAGGCTTGCACCAGCGCGCCGCCCAAAATCCGGCTAATGGCATTTAGGCAGATGGTGATGGTGACGTCGGCTTTGGACAGGTCTTTGCCGTGCAGCCCATTCGGATTACACAACGGCTGGTCGCTACCGAGCTTGCGATTAGTGGCGCCGGTGTCAGTATCGGTGCCACCAATCCAAGCCCCCAACGGGTTAATGGTCAGGTTCTCGAATTCGGTGACCAGGGCGGCAATGTCATGGGTGGCGGCGTTGGACTGGCAAATCGTAGCCGCGCCCTTTTTGAAGTCGAACAGGTACTTACCATCCGCCAAGAAAATGCTGCCGTACTCGGCTGCAAGCTCGGTGGCCCGCTCATAATCGGCATTCCACTTCGCTGCGAATACGCCGTTGTCACCGCACCGGAACCCAGCAGACTGGTTGTGAGCAAGGTGGGAATCTTGCGGAACCTGAATGAGGTTAACTTGGCCTTTGGTTAGGCCAGCAATCCGGCCCACCACAGCTTCCACCACTTGCCGCTCCAAAATCACGGAAGTCTCAGCGATGATGGTGGCGTGGCCGTGACCCACCAGCACCTCAACCGCAATGCGCGGGTTCGGCTGTAGCGTGTACGCGTAATCAACGATGGCGCCAGCAATGCGGTCTGCCACTTTATCCGGGTGGTACTGATTCACTTTCTCAATCACCATTACCGGCCTCCTTTACATAAGCGCTCCTGCTTTTTCAGCCGTGCTTTCTTGGCCCGGCGTTTGTTCTCGTTAAACTTGATGGTCTTGGATTTCGCAGTCACTTAGAACCCGCGATTCTGCAAAAGCGCCAAGAACGCGTTTTGCTCTTCGGGCTGGTAATCCGCGTGGCGGTTAACCGCTTGCTGAATAATGTTGAAATCGGCTTGCATCGCCCGGTAATACGCTTGGCCAGCAGTCACATAAGGGGACAATTTCATGTCTTTGGTCATCCGCCCGATTTTGCGATTCATCGCCTCACAAGCTAAGAAACCCTGACGGTTGAGCACGTAGTCGCTAATCGTCTGCGGCGCGATAATTCCGGTACAGCCACGGGCGTCAAGCCAGGCTTCCAATTCTCCACGCAAGGCATCAGCCGAGGGCACGATGGTGCCACACTCTTTCATTGCCTCACCGAAATAATCGGTCATCACATTCCCGGCGGCAGGTTTGGTCTTCAGTTCCCGTGGCCGAGCAACCGGAGCCGCTTTCTTAGGTGCCGGAGCAGCCTTTGGCTTGCCTTCCAGTTTGGCATCAATGGGGTTTTTGCGTGGTCGCCCAGCCCCTGGGCGGTAACCTCCACTTGGCATAAGCAATCACCCCCCAAATATTCAAAAAGAAATCAAAACTGGCCGTTTAGGCCGTAATCAAAACAATCAAAGGGCTAGGCGGAATCAAGGTTCCCTGATAATTTGGCACCCGATTTTGATTTTTGATTTGGTGATTTTTCGCGCGGCAGGCCGGAGCCGCTGAAACGCCTCTGACCAGCAGAGATGTCGACCGCCCCTCCATCGTTGCAGGTCAGAGCGGTTTAGAAGTAGTCACCTTGCTGACAATGCAACCGGGAATGGCACGGCAAACACAACGCTTGCAGATTCCAATGATGATTCGACCCGCCGTCGGTCACCTTGACCTTGTGATGCACCAGCGTGGCAGCGGTCAGTTTGCCCTCGCGCTGACACAACTCACACAACGGATTGTTGGATAGGTACAAGGCTCGGATTTGCTTCCAAGCACCGGAGTAACGCTTGTTGGTTCCAGGGTCACGGTCGTACTTGTTGTACCGCTTGTACTCATCCTTGCGATGCGCATCGCAGTACCGTTCGGTTACCAGTTCGGGGCAGCCGGTCACAGCGCAAGGTTTGGCAGGTTTGTAAGGCACCAGCTTTTCACCCCCTCGCTTTTATCAAGGCCACTTTTATGGAGGCCACTTTTCTGGGAGCCTGTTTTTCTGGGGCATAAAAATTGGGCGCCCATTTTCTGGAGACGCCCGGCGGGTGGGTTGAGTTTTCTGTTAGTTTAGTTATAACACGGATTGCTGTACCGAAACCATGACCAAACCTGACACGTTTTAGGAAATTAGTCTGGTTGGGCTAAGTTTAAGCCCGTGACGCCGCATTTGGTGCAGCGGATTCGCCGTTCTGGCCCCATGTTCAGCGCAAACATCGACTTGGCGAACGAATCGGGTTTGAAGTTCTCGCCGCAAGCGTGGCAGACGTAATGGTATTTCTTGTAGACCCGCCAATGAACTGCTGTGGCGACGGCCAACGAAATAGCACTGATGGCTAATCCGAGTTCCATTGTGCGCTCCTTGTTGGTCATTCCATTATTCTAGCGGTTGTGGAACCGATGACCGGACTGTGGGAACATACCGACCCTAACCTGCTGCCCTCAAGCAACTTGTGGGATGAAGCGGAACAAAAGATTGCCGCCACCGAACTGAAAGCTCAATACGGTGGCGGCGTGGCAACGATTAGGCCCGGCGAACGCTACTTCACCGACTCCGCCGGGCGAGTGCTGGTTGGATGGCATGGAACCACCAATCCGCCATCGGGCATGGATGGTGAGTCAATGATTCCTGGTGTGGACTGGCCTGCCCGCGACTAGCGTTCCCGCAAAATAGCATCGACCTCGGCTAGCGCTTTGTTGTGGAGGCGATAGACGTGGCGGACATCGCAGAACATTTCGATAGCCACCATTTCCCAGGTGCGGAAACTCAAATATCTTAGTTCCAGCAGATTTCGGCATTCGCGGTCTGCCACCGATTTGATGACACCGATAATCTCAGCCTTCAGGTCAATGAGTGCTGCCAAGTCAGCGGCAATCTCGGCTTCCAAGGCTAGGGATTTGTTGATGTAGTCATCAAAGTAGTTCGGGTTCGGGTTCCGAGGCATTCCAGTCAATTTGGCTGTGGTGCTGGTGGTTAGCTCCCGCAGCGATTCAACCTGGGCGGTTTTGGACTTAATGCTTTGGTTAATGTAAAGCGCTTGAGATAAGTAATCTTTCGCGTATTGGTATCTGGTAGCCATTAGCTTCCTCCAATGTTTGAGAAACAGGGTTCCCTCGGATTGGCAGGTTTTGACTCCGATGTTTGACTCCGTTGATGTACCGCATGGGATTTTGATTTATTTGATTATTTGATTACCGCTTTGACGGCATCAATTAACCGGGCTTGAGTTTTGTCTTTATGTTCCAGGGCGTCCATGATGCGCTCATCGATGGTGTCTTTGGTGATGATGTGATGGATAACCACGGTCTCGGACTGTTGGCCTTGACGCCAGAGGCGGGCGTTGGTTTGTTGGTACAACTCCAGGCTCCAGGTCAGCCCAAACCACACCAGCGTGCTGCCACCAGCTTGCAGGTTCAACCCATGCCCAGCGGAGGCGGGGTGGATTAGGGCGACTGGGATTTGGCCCGCGTTCCATCGTTTGATGCTGCCGCCATCATCCAAAGCCTCGAACTCGATGCCGAGGCTGCGTAACCGGTCAGCAATCCGAGCCAGATCATGCTTGAACCAATAAGCCACCAATAACGGTTTGCCGTTGGCAGCCTCAATCAAATCCTCAAGTGCATCCAACTTCCGGTCGTGCAGGTGGTGGATGGTGCCGTCTTCGTCATAGATGGCGCCGTTGGCCATCTGGCACAGTTTCCCGGCGAGGGCTGCGGCATTGGCGGCTGTAATTTCCCCGGCGGGCAAGGACAGTACGAGGTCGTGTTTCATTTGCTCGTAGTGTTTGCTCTCCGTCTTGCTCAGGTGAACTTGCACTTCGGCGGTGATGAGTTCTGGCATGATGAGGTGGTCGGTGGATTTCATCGAAATGGCGATGTCCCCAATCCGGTCGTAAATCCTGCGTTCGGCATCGGGCTGCGGCTTGTAAGTGAACACCACCTGGGCATTGCGCTTATCAGGGGTGAAGTAGGCGTTGCGGTACTGGCCAATAAACCGACCCAACCGGGCGCCCATGTCCAGGAGCTTGAATTGCGCCCACAAATCCATCAACCCATTGGACGATGGCGTTCCGGTCAAACCAATCACGCGTTTAACCCGGGGTCGGGCAGCCATTAAGGCTTTGAATCGCTTGGCTTTGTGGTTTTTGAAGCTGGATAGCTCGTCGATGACGATGGTGTCGTAGGTGAATGGCACTCCGGATTGTTCTAGGAGCCAGGGGATGTTTTCACGGTTGATGATGGTGATGTCAGCCCGCTCCAACAAGGCTTGCTTCCGTTCCGCAGCAGACCCCACGGCCACCGCATGAGTTAAGTGGCTGAGGTGTTCCCACTTCGCCAACTCATCCGGCCAGGTATCACGCGCCACCCGCAATGGGGCAATCACCAGAACCATGTGTGCCTCAAACGAATCAAATAGCAGGTTGGCTAGGGCGGTTAAAGCGATTGAGCTTTTCCCTAAACCCATTTCGAGTAGCACAGCCGATACCGGGTGCGTTTCGATGAAGTCGATGGCGTACTGCTGGTAGTCATGCGGCTGATATTTCACGGATTATCACCTCAATCTGTTCGGGTTTATCCAACACATGGATTTGGAAGCCGAGGCGGCGCAGCAGTTCATGCCTCGCGGTTTGGAGTGGCCGGGGTTTCTGTCCGAACCTTTTGACTTCGACGAATCCGCATTTCCCGCCGGGTAGTAGTAGGAGGCGGTCTGGCATACCGTCGAATCCTGGGCATAGGAGTTTGGGCGCTATTCCACCACATGCTTTTACTTGTTTGACCAGCAGTTTTTCTAGTTTTTGTTCTTCCATTTCAGTCCTTTTTGGCTGTTGTGCCGATGACGGTTCTGCCCGAAGTGCCCTTTGCGCTATATAGCCCAATATGCCTATATACGTATATGCCCTATACCCTTATATCCTTATATTCTTATTATTCAAAAGGAGAGGGAGTCATTTAGCAGATGAGCAAAACAGGGGCGATGGGGCTGGTGTGACCAGCGGTGATGGGTTGTGCTGATACTGCTTGCCCATTGCCTGGTTGGGCAGCATCAGCACAACCGCATTTCGGTTTAGGCTCGAACGTAGAGGCGTTGGATGCCGTAGATTGGGATGGAACGCTTGCCTGTTTTGGATTCCAGCCGTTTCCAGCCACCGATGCCCTGCAAAATGGCTTCGATTTCGTAGGAGTCGGCTTTGCGGATGGCTTCGCGCGGTTTGCCGAAGCACTCGCACCAAATTTCCATGTTGGACACTTGCTCGCGCTGGTGAACCCCAACAGGCTGCGTGGGGGCATCTGGGTCATCGATGTACATGGCGCGCGTGGCGATGTCCATCTGATCCCAATTTTCCGGTAGCAAGGTTTCCAGGTAGGCGGCGACCATGCCTTCGCGGTCGTCGTTCTCTAGTGCATCGCGTTGCTCCACAGCAGCGGCCACAGCCAAATCACCTGACAGGAATAACTCCTCACCATCTTCAAATAGGGTTAGCGCTTCAGCCCAAATCTGGTCGACTTCCGCCGGGTTTAAGTCCCACGGTCGCTTACTACCAACAGTTAACCTCAATGGCCAGAACCTGCGGTTGCCGGTCACATCACGCAGGAATCCACTATCATTGTTGGTGGTGCCAATAACGATGCATTCGCGCGGGTGGGATTCAACCACGCGGCCATAGGATGGTCGGTATTTGTCGTCGGTGCGGGATGCGAAGGCTTTGACGGCTTCAACATCCATTTTCTTGATGCCCGCCATTTCGGACAGCTCGAGCAGCCAGTAGCCTTGGAGTTTTTCGGCTGCGGTTTTATCTTTCATATCCGCAATCGACAAACTATCGGAGTACCAGTCCCGACCTAATCGGGCGATGAGTGTGGATTTGCCGATGCCTTGGCCACCGTTTAACACCGGAATACTGTCGAATTTGATGCCGGGTTGGCGGATGCGCGCTACTGCTGCCACCAACGTTTTCCGGGTTACCGCCCGCACATATTCGGTGTCCTCAGCACCCAGATAGTCAATAAACAGCGAATCCAAGCGCGGCACCTGATCCCAGTCGGGTAGGCCGTCTATGTAGTCGGTGATGGGGTGGTACCACCTGTCTTCACTAACTTTGGTAAGCGCGACGTCGAAGTTGCGGACAGAAAACTCCCCGTAATTGGCATCAACGTAGGCGACGAGTTGGGCGGTGTCGGCATCCCGCCAGGCCGGGTGGGGGCGCTCCCACGGCAGCAACTCACCATAGATTTGCCCGGCCAAACGGTTAAACCGGATGCCCTGCAACGCTGGGTCATGTTCGAGAATCAAATGCAGGTTGGATAGGGTGTTTTCGATTTTGCCTTGCCGGTTGCGGGTTAAACCCGATTCCCAGTCGGCATCGGCGAAATCGTGGGCGGCGCTGCGGCGATGCTCTTCCAACAACTG